GAGTTCCTCATAGCAAGATTCACAGTAGTGCCTATTGTGGACCACGTTAGAATCACCGACGCGAATAAATTCATCGCATCCCTCACAGGAAACGAATAGCCTATCACGGCATGAGTCGCATACTGTTTCGTCGTTAATACATTGGGTATGATCCTCATGTACTACTGCTTCACATTCAGAGCAAAAGTAGTAGTGGTTATCATAGCAGTGTTGACAGACTTCCCCATCATCTGTCGGTTGTGTTTCTTCCCCATCGGCCAATTGATTGCTGCAACATCCGCACAATGCTGGATGCGGATTAGTTGGTGGGATTGGTTCGTCGTTTAGTTCTGGCATATGGTTCTCCTTCTGAAAATGAAACAGTACTAAAAACGGTATGATGCGAAACAAAAATTTATGTGTTGTTGGAGGTACTCTGACTCCAGTATGTTCGGCCATAGATCGCTATGTAGTAGGGATTGCAGCGTGCCATTACTTCGTGGATGTATGCTTCAGCGTCTTCACGATTATGGCAGTATTTTCGTTTGATTGCATCATCCTGAGTTGTCTGTAGCTCTACAATAAACTTGCGATGTTCCATATGATTCTCCGGTTTAGGGATGTATTAGAAGTGAAACACTACCAAATATGGTATCATAGATCGGTTAATTGTCAATCGCAAAATAAAAAAAATCACTCCGATATAAATTGAGACATAATCTCAACAATTACCAAAAATGATATCACTTCATTTGAGATAATGTCTCAACTAAAGTACAAGAGGTGGGCGATTGTTCTCTTATCCGTCGCGTATTCAGTAAATACAAGTGCTTACGATCTATTGTGACTAAATATGTGACCATCCCGCCAGGGATTGCCATGGTCGTGGCCACCCGCATGGGGGAGCCAGGACGCCGACCGCCCGCGTCTACCCTAACAGATTTTTGACCCCAAACATCGTCAAACTATTGAGACTTGAGATATGAATAAACAACTAGAATTATAAGGACTATCGCAGCCGCAACAATCCAGCATCCCATGATTATCTTCTTCCCCTCCTTGTTTCTCACTCTATAAAGAACGGAATACATAAACTGGTGTTCATCCACAGTCCATAGGCTGGCCGGTGTGTCTAAAAGGCGAAGGACCTCCACCTTGTCTGACCCATTCAAACGAATAAAGTCCAAGCGTTTAAGAATATCTTCCTGTAGGTTGGTGTTCATCCTCTATAAGAATAGTACAAAATCATCAAGGATCAAGGAAAGTCGCGCCTATTCTTAACCTAACTCTTTACTCTTTATTTGATTATGTTCACTAGATGATAAAGATAATGTAGGACCAGCAGGCTGTGTATATGTTTTAACCTTTCTTCATATATGGGCCCCTAATTGCAGACCTATTTACTTATCCTACGGATATACAGGAACTTATATACAAAATCTGCAATTAGGGGCCCATATATGAAGAAGACTTGTTTACAAAGGAGCCTCCCAATCGCCGAATTCCCTGCCGTCTCTCTTGCCTTAATTACCCATCTTGAAACCTCCTTCCCCAACTGTGTCCCAGATCGCAAAGACACAGATCGGGAGATTTGGATCAAGGTCGGCCAGCAAGACGTTATCAAGAAACTGCGTTACGAGTTTAACCGCCAACAAAGGCCAGTCGCTAATGTGCTTCAGTAGTCCGTCCATGCCATCCCCACAGCGGGTAGCTCCTCCCCCCCCTCCCATTGAGACCAATCAGACGCAGCAGGCGCCTACCCTCACTGGCGTCAACAACGGCCAGAATCCGAACTACAAACCCGTAACCTTCGCCTCCCTGCGAACCGATCTAACCGTCCCCCCGACCGGCAGTGTCGGTAATGGTCTGAATATTCCAACCGGATGAGTGAAGAAGTAGAGGGCATCAACGCCCAACGCTATTCTGACTTAGAGGAATACCGTCTCCCCTTTCTTACCCGCGCCCGCAAGGCCGCTGCAGTCACAATCCCCTTCCTTGTCCCGCCTGAGGGACACAACGACTCTACAAGCTACCTCACCCCACACCAGTCCCTCGCTGCCAGAGGTATCAATAACCTCGCAGGTAAACTCCTGATGACCCTCTTCCCTCCGTCCACAACCTTCTTCCGGTTGATGGCTTCGGAGAAGATCATTCAACAAGCGGTCCAGCAGGGCATCCCAGACGCCCAGAGCATCATTGATGCGTCCCTCGGTAAGATCGAACAAGCCATCCTCAAAGAGATTGAGATTCGCGGATTCCGCGTCTCCTGCTTTGAGGCGTTGCGGCAGCTTATTGCAGCCGGAAATGTCTTGATCTTCATTCCTGAAGACGGTGGCGTACGGGTCTTTCCATTGGATCAATTCGTCATTGCCCGCGACCCTGAGGGAAACCTTCTGGAGATTGTGGTCAAAGAACGGGTAGCCCTGAAAACCCTCCCCGACGAAGTTCGGGATCAGATCAGTGGTAAGCTCGAAGAAGACGCCAAGACCGTAGACCTGTTCACTCGCATCGTCCTTGAAGACGGAAAGTATCTCACCAGCCAAGAGGCTAAAGGTGTGATGCTGCCCGACTCGGATGGTGAGTATCCCAAAGCCAAGCTCCCCTGGCTGGCATTACGCTGGACCCGCATCTCTCGCGAAGAGTATGGCCGAGGTCTGTGCGAAGAGTATTTCGGAGACATCCTCCAGTGTGAAGGTCTAGCCAAATGGCTTAAAGACTTTGCAGCAGGTGCAGCCAAGAAGGTTGCTCTGGTCCGTCCTAACGGAATGACCGATGCTGTCGAATATGCCGAAGCGGAGAATCTGTCGGTTATCCCCGGCGAAGCAGAAGATGTTACCTGGACCGGCATTGATAAGTATCCCGACTTCCAAGTTCTTAAAGGCTGCTATGATGATGTTCAGCAGCGGCTCAGTTACGTCTTCCTTCTCAACTCCGCTATCCAGCGTGATGCTGAGCGAGTGACGGCTGAGGAAATCCGCTACATGGCAGAGGAACTTGAGAACGCCCTTGGCGGCGTCTACTCAGTCCTGGCCGAAGAGTTTCAGCTTCCGGTTGTCAATGTTGTTTGGAACCGTCTCCAGCAGAAGAGTGAATTACCTTCTCTGCCCCAAGGATCGGTTAGCCCAACAATCGTAACCGGCCTGGATGCACTTGGACGATCCTCTGAGGCTTCCCGGTTGGATGAGTTCATCACCGAAGCAGCACAGCAACTAGGTCCGCAGGTAATCAGTCAGTACGTCATTGTCGATGAGTATCTACGCCGTAAGGCGACGGCTCTAGGCATTGACGAGTCGAATCTGATCCGCACGGATGCACAGGTCCAGCAGATGCAACAAGCCGCCCAACAGCAGCAGCAGGCGGCAGAATTAGCTAAGCAGCTTGGCCCGGCAGCAATCAATCAATATGGCAAGATGGCATCTAACAACCAGATGGCCCAACTTGCTCAGCAACAACCACAACCCACACAACAAGGTCAATAAGAAGAAGTGAGCGAAGCAATTCAATTAGGCGAAGCACCAACACAGAGCGTCACGCCACCCAAAGACGATAACGGCAAGATTCTTGGTAAGTTTGCCGACACCGAGGAACTCCAGAAAGCCTACGTCGAACTAGAAAAGAAATTAGGTGGTTCGGGTAAGGAGACGTCAACTACGCCTCCAGCCCCGGCTGCCTCCAAGACACCCGAAGCTCCGGCGCCCGCATCAAAGGCCGATCTTCAGGTCGAAGCTCCCGCCGATCCGTTTCAGCGATACTCAGAAGAGTTTACCAAGAATGGCAAGCTCTCTGATGAATCCTATAAGGTTCTTGAAAAAGAACACCGGCTCAGCCGACAGTACATTGACACGTTCCTTCAGGGACAAGCAGCCCTAGGCCAAACTCGGGTCGCCAACGAACGACAGGCCGCAGTGGAAATCGTGGGCAGCGAGGAAACTCTTGCCCGGCATCTGGAGTGGGCTAAGACCAACTTCAATGACGCTGAGCGAGCCGCCTACAACCAAGCCGTCAACAGCGGGAACATTGAAATTGTCAAGCAGGCCGTTGCTGGTCTGAAGCACCGCTTTGAATCTGCCAACGGTCGCGAGCCAACCCTTGTTGGTGGTCGTAGTGCATCGGCCTCCGATGGGTCGGTGTTTCGATCCTGGGCGGAAGTAACCCGCGCTATGGCTGATCGGCGGTACAAGAACGATCCTGCCTACCAGAAAGACATCCTAGACAAGCTCAGTAGATCCTCACTCACATGAAATTAAAAACGCTTATTCTCCCTCTGTTCCTCTGGGCAGCCCTGGCTTTGGTCCTTGTGTCTCTCCCCGGCTGTGCATCCTTTCGCAGTGCTAAGACGGATGCAACCACAGCAACCCACACCATCAATGATACGGCTGATGATATTGACCAGCGTGTCAACAAATCGCAGAACGCCTTAGGGTCTGCCTCTAACAAGGTAGACAGTGCCTCCAACGTCCCTGGAGTCCCTAAAGCATCTAAGGATGCGATGTCAGACGCAAAGACCGATATCAACACTGCCCGCATCACGCTCACCCCAATCCCAAAGCAAGACACCCCTGCTATTCGCGCGGCCAATGCAAAGGCCCATGCAGCCACGGTGAAGTTTGAAACCTTCTATGATAAGTGGAATCATGCTTGGTTTGGCCCACGACTATGGGCCTGTGTCAAGACTTTGATCTTCACACTCGTCGGCTTCGGCGTCCTGATGGCATTAGCTGGCGTCCTGTCTGAGTTTAGTCCTTTTGCATTCTTGGTTCCGGTTGTCTCATTCGTTGAGAACCTGCTTGGACCTATCTTCACCCATGTCTTCACAGTCGGGATTCCGGCTTTAGTTACGGGTGTGGTAGCTGTTGGAACCTGGCTCTGGACAAAGGGGAACGCCCTTTGGTCTTCATTTCGTACGTCTAAAACACCCGCGTCTACTACGTCCACACCCTCAACTGCCGTCCCGGCTGCAACCCCTACTACTAAATGACATATCAGCTTCTCCTTAACTCAACCGCCAACGCGGCGTCCGGTGAGACCTACATCAAGCGGATCAAAGAGACTACCTATGGCTTTGTCCAGGTAGACATCGAAGGTACAGGCGGCTCACCAAGCGTCCAAATGCAGGGGAAGCTCTCCGAAGCCGCCCCTTGGTCAAACATTGGAAGTGCTATTACCACATCTGGAACGCAAGAAATTGACCTCCTCCCAATCATGCAGGCCGTGCCGTCTGGTCTTAGCGGGAGTAATACCGTGTCGGTCTGGATCACTGATTAATGGCAGACAAAGAAATTTCTCAGCTTACGGCTCTGGCGGGAGCTTCCACCACCACATCTGATGCGTTTGTGCTGGTTGATGTTTCTGACACCAGTGCTGCGCCGTCTGGAACTACAAAGAAGATTACAAGAGCCGAGTTAGCTAATGCGGTTGTTTTGGAAGCTACCAGCGATGGCAACGCTAACCACTCAAAACTTCTGGCTTCCGATTCTTTAGGCAACCTAAAACTTAATATCCTGAACGCGGCTGGTGGATTAGAATATAATGGCACTGTCGTTCCAATTTCTAATCTGGAGTATTTCACTAGCGCAAATATTGGAGTTAGTTCCGGGGGTAATTTTAATGCTGGAAGTAACGCTCTATCCGTCCAGTATAGTGCCGCTACTAACTATGTAACAATTGCCGCAAACGGCATTACGCAGTTTAACTCCTACGGGAATCAGACCGTCCAAATCGGTGCAAACCCCGGCTCGGGAAGTGGGTGGGGCTTCAACATCTTTAACGACAGCTCTTTTCAGGCTTCCACCATTCCTGCTGGTGGCTCGACCGTTTTGAGCTTTACTAATTCCGCCCTATCAATCACCGCACCGACGACGATTACAGGAACGCTTGGAACGACAAGCGCCATTACGGCAACCGCCAACTCTCTCGGGACTACGAGTACCGATGGATTGGTAATAACAAATACGACCGCAGCAGCCAGCGGTAGCCCGCAATATTCTCCCCGCCTTCATCTTCATGGCCTCGGCTATAACACTGCTGCTTCCGCCTCCAGTGCGTGCGATGTTAAGCACGAAATCCAGACGGCCAGCGGTGCGAGCACTTATGCGGCCTTCGGTTCCTACGTTATTTCCTACTCGCTTGCGGGTGGGGGCTACTCGAACCTACTCACGTTCAACGGATATGGCACTGCAACTTTTGCCTCAAACGTAACTACCTCTTCTGTTCAATGCAGCGGGGGAGGCAGTACCTTTGGCCCTGGCGCTATCGCTGTAACGTCTACAGATGCAATTGCGATTGCAAATGTAACTGCCTCGTCTTCGGGCACGATAGCCCAATGGTCGGGACGGCTGAGGCTTCATGGGAGCGCCTGGAATGGCACCGCATCCCATACTCTCGACCATATTGACGAAATGCAAGTGACGGGTGCGGGGGGAACCAGTTACTCGGGATCGCGGGTGTGGAGCTATTCGGACAATGGGGGCGCGTATAGCACACTGATGAGCCTCGACGGGAAGACCGGACGACATGCAATAGGCTCCCAAACCGCAACGGCGATTCTAGACGTAGCCGCATCTACGACAAGCAATGCGGCCCTCCGTCTTCGCGCCGGAAGCGCCCCAACCTCACCCAACGATGGTGAGATATATTGGGACGGAACGCATCTCTATATATATAAAGGCTCGTCAAGTTCATGGCTAACAATTGTTTAACCTATGCCAATTCCTAATCCAAACCCCACTAGTATTCCAGGACCGCCTTCTATAGTCACTGCCGGTTACTTCTGGATAGCTTCTCAAAATACCCAGACCAACGATGGTTCTTTTAGCACCGGCCCAATTCAGGCAGATGTAAGACCCGCAGCTTTGAATCAGGATGGGACATATGTGGTTGCCGACTCTTCGGAATCCATCCCATTCTATGATCCTAACATCTGGACCCTTGCTGAACGTCGTCCTGCGGTTGACGCAGCAATTGGTTCAGTATTATCAACAGTGGCGATTACTGTTCCTACCGGCACTCCAGCCTCTCTGTTTATGATCCAGGTTTATGGTGCCTGTCTAGCCGCCGCGGCTCAGGCTCAGGCCGCAGGCGCATGATACAGTGTGAAGGCGGTAGCTATCTCCTTCAAGAAGGTAGTGACCATCTCCTGTTAGAGGGAGAAGGGACGTACCAAACTCCCTTACCACTTCTTGATCCAACTATTGAGGCGAACGAATTAACCGTGTTGCGGCTTCTTCCCCTCCTTCTGAAGTCTCCTCTTCTATTCCTCTTTCTCCTGATCTCTCTTCGCTGAAAAGCGTTGAGAGGTTTTCACCGTCTTTAACAAAAGTGGCCCTGCAATGAGTGCCGAGGCGCCCACGAATGGACAACCCCTATTTGCCACAGATCGGTATCGTTTCCTTTCATCCATCCTAACCCTTCCTATTAAGGTCTAATGTCTGTTACTGTTACACGTCCCGGCCAGATTAACCTGTCCGGCGACACCCTAGCCCTCTTCCTCAAGGTCTTCTCTGGCGAAGTCCTCACGTCCTTCCAGATCGAATGCGTCACTGATCCGCTCCACCAGATTCGCACTATTGCGAATGGTAAGCAGGCTCAGTTTCCGGTCATTGGTACGGCGACCGCTGCCTATCTGACTCCAGGCAACCAAGTCCCGGGTCAGAGCATCGCCCAGACCGAGAAAATTATCAGCATCGACTCGTTGCTGACCGCCTCCGTCTCGCTCGCTACCATCGACGAAGCAATGACCCACTTTGATCTTCGCGGCCCCTACGCGGAGAACCTGGCGAAAGCTCTTGCTATCACGCATGACAACAACGTGATTCGCACCATGCTCATTGCTGCTCGTTCGTCTGCATCCATCACCGGCATGTCTGGTGGTACGCAGATCACGGATGCCAATGCGGCCACCGTTGCGGCCAACTTGGAAGCCGATCTCTTCTCTGCGGCTCAGAAGCTCGACGAGAAGAATGTACCAACCAATGATCGCAATGTGCTGATTAAACCGGCACAGTATTACCTGCTCGCCCAGGACAAGTATCTGGTGGATCGTGACTATATGTCCACGCCCGGCCAGAACGGTGAGTATCCGATGGCGAAGGTCTATCAGGTTGCGGGTATTCAGCTTGTTAAAACTAACAACTACCCCACTACCAATACCTCATCGGCCAACACCGGTGAAAACAACACCTACTTCGGTAACTTCACTACGTCCGTTGCGGTCGTGGTTCAGAAGCAGGCCGTCGGTACGGTGCGCCTCTTGAGCCTCGCAATGGAACACATGCGTCGGCCTGATTATCAGGACGATCTGTTCGTTGCGAAGTTCGCCGAGGGTACTGGCGTCCTCCGTCCGGAATGCGCCGTCGAAATTATCACGGCTTAATTCGTTCTAATTTATCAGTCGTTGGATTCCGCTAATGTTTCCTTTGGCTCTATGAGCAGACTGATTTCAGCCCTGTCCTGTGAAAGATTCAGGGCAGGGCTTTTTGATTTATGGCTGATTTGAACCTACCTACAACCCAACTAGAAGCGGTCAATACAATTCTGTCCGTGATTGGTGAAGCTCCAGTCTCCACACTTAACGGTGCGGTGACTGAAGATGTAACAATTACCACCAACACGCTGACAGAAGTTAATCGTGCAGTACAGCGGCACGGCTGGTTTTTCAATACGGAGATTAACTATCCTCTTGTTCCCGATACGTCCGGGACAATTCGAGTTCCGCTCAATACCCTTCGTATAGTTATCCAGCGGAACAATCCTAACATTGATCCGGTCTATCGCGGCGGTATTCTCTACGACCGCATAAGCCGCAGCACCAACTTCACTACAATCTCGCCTACGGGCGTCATTGCTTCTCGGTTGGTTCTCTTCCTTGACTTTGAAGACCTCCCCGATTCGGCGAGACGATATATCACGATCCATGCTGCTCGCCTCTTCCAGCAGCGTGTTCAGTCTTCCGCACTCATTGAGCAATTTACAGCCACCGAAGAGATGGCCGCACTGCGAGAACTTATGAGTGACGCCAGCGCAACGGAAAGTCTGAACGTAAAACAAGACATTGGTATCGGACAGTATTTCAACAGATTCATTTAATGCTAATTAGTGGAACCATCTCCTCTTTCATCAACGGTATCAGCCAGCAAGCTCCCGCTGTTCGTTTAGCGTCTCAGGGTGACATTCAGGAGAATGGATACTCCAGTGTAACCGACGGCTTGATGAAACGTCCGCCCACGGAATATGTCTCACAGCTAACAACCAATACCTACAGCAATCTCTGGACGCACTTCATCAATCGTAGTTCCACGGAGCGATACGTTGTCTGCATTGACGACGCCGCTAACCTCACGGTGTACAATCTCCTCACTGGAGAAGCCTGCACGGTTACGAACACGGCTTCAGACTCCTACCTAACGAGTGCAGACCCAATTCACGACTTTGCTGCGGTGACGATTGAAGACGCTACGATCATCACGAATCGTACTGTCTCCACAGCCATTGATGAATATACCGTCTCAGGTGGCTCCTCACAGGTCGCTCTGGTGTGGGTGCGGGCGGGTAACTATGACACCACATATAATATCGACCTAAACGGCACAACGGCAACCTACACGACGAAGAAATCCGCAGTGGTAAATTCCGACGATGATATTCAAACCATCAACATCGCCGCACAGCTTATTGCGCAGTTAGGCACGCCATCCGATTTTACCATCGCTCAGAATGGTTCGGTAATTCTGATTCAAACCAACGATGGGGCGGACTTCACGATCAGCGTTAGTGACACCCTGAGCAACACCGGGCTGGCTCTCACTTACAAGAGCGTGCAATCCTTTTCCACCCTCCCATCCATTGCGGCAGCAGGAATGGTTGTCAAGGTCTATGGAGACATCACAACCTCTGCGGATGATTATTGGGTTTCATTCGCCTGCACCAATACAGCCGAAATCTTTGGTCCTGGAATATGGTCGGAGACTGTCGCACCTAACATCACTGTGCAGATGCGGGAGGATTTACTTCCGCATGAATTGATCCGCAACGACGATGGTACTTTCACCTTCCAACAGGCGGACTACACGCAACGCCTCGTTGGCGATTTGACCACATCCCCAGACCCTTCGTTCATTGGTGCACCCATTCAGAACGTCTTTGTGTTCCAAGAACGACTCGGCTTCCTCTCCAACACGAATGTTGTGATGAGCAGAACCGACGATGTATTTAACTTCTATCGTGGAACCGTCCTCAATGTTCTCCCCGACGACCCCATCGACGTATCGGCAGCCAGCGCTCGCGTTCTAAATCTACGCCACGCACTCCCCTTCAACTCCTCTCTGCTCATCTTTGCCGATGACACGCAGCTTGCTCTTACGTCACAGGGTGAAACGGGATTAACCACACAGTCCGTCCAGATCATCCCGGCTACCTCCTACGACTCAGATATCTATGCTGAGCCGATCTTGGTGGGCAACATGGTCTACTTCGCGTTTCCAAACGGAAGTTGGGCGGGACTCCGAGAACTCTATGTCGTCACCGACACAGGACAGAACGAAGCAACCAACATCACTGCCCCCACCCCGCACTATATCTCTGGCAGCATTATCAAGCTGACGGCTTCCTCAATTGAGAACGTGATGGTGGTCCAGTCAGAAGGTGACACCGGAGGTCTGAGCATCTATAAGTGGGAGTGGAACGGGAATCAGAAGATTCAGTCTTCATGGTCTCACTGGTCCTTCTCAACAGATGTCCTGGCTGTTGAATTCATGGACAGCACGCTCTATCTGCTAATGCAATCCTGCGATGGCGTCTATTTGGAAACTATGAATCTGGAAGCAGGCCGCGTTGATGAAGGATCAAACTATTTGACGCTTCTCGACCGCCGAATCTCTTCCGACGATGTAACGGTAACATACGACATCAACACCAACACGTCTCAGATCATTCTTCCATACGATCTATGTGGGAATGAAATGGGGGGTGCATTCTCTACCGGAGGGGGAGCATTAAACGTAATTCCTCCTCCCATCCCGCCGACGCCTGTTCCGTTTGACATTGGGGTTATCCAGTTGACGCCCGGCTTCTATGGTGGGGATGTTTCTACCGGAACCACTATGGTCGGCAGCTATGATCCTCGCATCGGCGGCTCGTGGGGCGGCACGGACACAGTATCGGGCAACAGTTGGGCACTCACCGGCGCCCCTGGAGACTGGACCCTCACGGCCTCCAGTAGCGGCAACGTCCAGACTTGGCACAGCATCGCGGCCCTCCCGTTTGGGAATGACGCCCGCTACGGTTATTCGCCAATCATCTGGGAGGACGTATCAATCAGTTGGGGTACAGATGCTTCCACTACCAACGGCTACTTCACTGCGGGTCTCTACCGCGCTCCTTATGATCCGACACTCAGCCCCGAGCCTTCTGACATTGGCTTAGCAGACCTTATCCCGGATGCTCCGGGGAATCTATCTCCGGGCACCACTTCCACAGATACCGAGCCAACCCTACCCTATCCCACCGTAGTCCTTTCCTGGGATGCCGACCGCAACGCTGCGGCCTATCGTGTTCAGGTCTGGATTCAGGGGGGCGCTCAGGTTATTGACTATACCGTTCCCGCTCCCGGGCGAACGTATGTGGCCGCCCTGGCCCTCGGTCAGAGCTACCGATGGAATGTGACGCCTATCTCGCTAGAGACGTTTGCCAACTGGCACACTGAAGATTCCGGGGCAACTTCGTCTGACCTGTACTTCTCTATCTCAACTACATCAACGTGGACAGGTAGTGAGGGTGCAGGCTATCTCGTCTAACTTATGAATTCCATTATTCACGTTCGTGGGGATGTTAGAACCAAGCCCTTTTGGTTAGGCATTCCCTACACCTTCCAATATCGACTATCCACAGTCTATCGTCGGGATGTCAGCACCAACGGTATCATTGCGGACACTGGAGGCAGGTTGCAACTTCGCAGCCTGTCTCTGGACTTCAATGGAACCGGCTACTTCCGGGTAGAGGTCACGCCAAAAGGACGCTCTACTTCCTCACATATTTACAGCGGACGTTTCGTTGGCGTCTCCGATCCTCTCCTGGGTGTTGCTCCTGTTGAGGATGGCTCCTACAAAGCCCGTCTCTTCAGCAAAAACAATCAAGTGACAATTGATCTTGTTAACGATTCCTTCCTTCCGTGCCAATTTACCGGAGCGGTCTGGGAAGGGGAGTTTAATGAGCTTGCGAGAAAAGTTTGATAACCGTCCGAAAGGCCACTCCTAATGATTGCAAAATCCTTGCCCCAATCCTCCGCGAACCAGACAAAGCCGAAGCCTCAGCCTACGGTTTCTCTGTCCTCGACGCCCTCATCACTTCTCTGTCCTTGTCGGAAGAGGCTTACGTGGGGGAAGCGGAAGGACAACCCTTCTGCCTCTTCGGAGTAAGTGCGGAGGGGGGATTATGGATGGTTGGTACGGAGGATATCCGGCGACATCGCGTCCACTTCCTCCGTCACTCGAAAGAGTGGCTGAAGCGTTTAGCTACGGAGCATCCTGTTCTCTGGAATTGGATTGACTCCCGCAACACCCTGCATTTGAAATATCTTTCGTGGCTTGGTTGCAAACTGACTGGCCGACAGATTCTAATTGGCCCTAATCAAATTCCTTTTCTTGAATTCCTCTATCAATCATGTGCCTCTTCCTAATTCCCGCTATACCTGCGGCTGTCGCTGCGGCAGGTGACGCTGCAATCTCTATCGCAGCCTCCGCAGCAGCCTATGCCGCCCAGAAGCAGCAGGCTGACGCCCAGAGCAAGTACGAAAGCCAGATGTACCAACAGACTGGTAAAATTGCTTCGCAGAACTATCAGCAGACGATAGCCCAAACTGGAGTCCAGGGTGCCGAGCAGGCACAGGTTGCCTCTAACAATGCCATTAATAATGAGGTCCAAAGTGCAAGTCAGCTTGGGGGTGCAATCACTGGAGAGGCCGCTGGCAACACTCAGGGGAACACGGTAAATGGGTTGTTTGATAATTACAATCGTCTCGAAGCCACTAATAACGCCAACATTCAAACGCAGCTTGGATGGCAGCAGCAACAGGCGGAACAAAATTTAGCGGCAGCTAGAAGCACCGCCCAGGGACAAATCTCCTCGGCTACTCCGGCTCCTGTGGCGCAGCCTTCTCTTCTTGCAACCGGATTATCCATGACCGGATCCGTAGCACAGGCTTCAAATCAGTATGCGTATATGTCACAAACTGGACCATACAACCCGTCCTACGCTGCTACAAATTCTCAGTTCAGTAACTATCAGCAGAACCTTGACTGGAGTTTACTGAGTAACAACTCAAACGGACTCACGGTCGGTAACTAATGCCCATTGACCCCCAATCGCTCCCAT